GGATCATCTATCTCTTTGTAGTTTTTTTTCTCTGCATTGTAAAGTTTCTGAGAACCTTTGAAGGGTAACTCTTTCTTTGCAACGTTAATAATGTAAGTCTCTTCAGGGTCAAGGTGCTTCACTGCTGTTGACTTACCTGTCCCTGTTTCGCCAACAATTCCAATTAATTTTGAACTCATTTTTTATTTATTTATTTATTAATATTAGGTCTACAAATATACAAAATTTATACGTATTTGACCTTACTTTTGTCAAAGAACTCTAGTGCTTTTTCTAGCCATTTTAACTCTACGGATTCATTAGATGATATGATATATATTTCGGATTTCTTATCCGGAGTATCATACTCCATGGCCATACATCTGTTAATCTTTTGAGCTAAGTTCTCTGCGTTACTATCAAAGTAATTTATGATTACCTTGTTTAATGGCTTATAGGTCACACCGGTGTTACCGATCTTAACTACAGCCATGTGATTACCTTCCCCTTCAGCAAACTTTACGAATGCTTCTTTATCTTTAGACTTACTGTGATGGGAAGGTATACCCAGTGCGTCTGCTATTTTAGTTATACCACAAAATACTAGGATGCGTTCATCTTTGTACTTGTTTAGTATAGACTTTGTCATTTTTTGTTTTGATAAACTATTCTGTATAATCCTCATACGTGCAAGTCTTGCAAACATACTATTACCTCCTGAATACATCATCTTTCTAATAGTTCCAGAGATATACTTATACTGCTGAAGTTCTGTCTTCTTGATGTTTTTCTTAGTGTATTCCTGTATAACAGTATTGTCTAGTGGTACCTGCACAACAGTTATCTGGTAGTCTGCTATAACTCCTTCTTCAATAGCTTTATGAATAGGATACTCTGCTATTACAGAAAGATCTAATGCATAGAGTAATTCTTTTTTACTCCATTTAGATAATGTTCCTGTAAGACCTAGTACATAATCATTTTGTTCGATCAACTCTTTACAAGTGTTAGTTTGTGCTTCTGATAGTAAATGTATCTCATCAATTATAATTATATCATACTCACCTAAGTTCTTCTCTATAGATCTATGAGTTGTATATGTTATGTTCTCATTTATATAACCCATTAATTCAAACTCATCTATCCAGGACTGCTTAATCTTGTTATCAGGATATGCAATCAACATAGTACAATTGTCGTTCATCTGGTCAAGGATGTTGATGGTCGTTCTAATCTTACCAAACCTAGGACACAAGTTTAGGATCCCAAACTTACCATGGCTTAGCCATATATCAGCAAACTCTTTCTGTCTTTTATCTCTTATTGTCATTTTGTTTATTGGTTTGTGCTGTTATTAAATCTTTTATCTTAGTAGTGGACCAGTCATGAGATCTGGTTGTATATATTACTTTGATATCTAAGTCATCACCAGTAAACTCTTTAGGCTTACCGTCTTTTCCCTCCCACACATAATCTTCTCCTAGTATTCTTACATCAGGGTTGATCCATTGTATAAGATGATAGAGCTCGTCTTCTGTCTGGTATGTATACACTTCATCAATGTAACGTATGGCCTTCAAGGCTTTGTAACGTTCATGTAATGACAGCACAGGTTTATACTTTGACTTCCTGTGCAACGATGGATCACGCTGTAATAACACTACAAATCTACTGCAGTGTTTCTTAGCTTCCTCAAATGTGTATATGTATCCTGGGTGTAGCAAGTCAAAGTTACCTGCTGTAAATCCTGTTCCTGTTATCATTGTAAAAAGTATGATTTGTTAGTAATAGCTGCATAGTCTGCATCAGTAATAGAAATACGTTTAGGTAATTCTTTGAACATACCAATCTGACCTAGGAAACCTAGACCAATTCTGATATCATCCTCACCATAACTGTTTTTGATAACACGAAGACTTCTAAAGTATTTACCTCCATGGTCATCTTTTAACTTGTTAAGGTCATAACCTGATGGGTCTGCAACCTTGTATCTCATAGGGTCAAACAATGCCATACATACATCAGAGTCATTCTGAGTAGTAGAACTGTCTGCAAAATCTTCTAGTTGTGGTTCAACATCACCATTCTTTATCCTAGTAGGATTAGATATAGATCGATTGAACTGACTAACAACTACTGGTGAGTAACCATAGAAATCACGTGCATAACGTAACTCATCAGACATCTTATCAATTGCTTGCTTCTTAGTAGGCTGTGCACTTGTTGTCTTTAGCAAACCTATATGATCTAACACAACTAGTGTTATCTCTGTAGGATCATTAGGTATGTATCTCTTGTTATACTTATCTATCTGCTCTATCTTTCCACGTTCTAATGCATAAGCCTTTAGTTCTTTAGCTATACCTACAGGATTCTCTGGCCCATCGATAATAGTTACTATCTCAGTTAGCTCATTCATATAATCCTCATACTTAAGAAACAGGTCATGCTCCTCCTTAGTCATCTTGCTTGTCCAGCCTAATAACTTGTTAACAGGAATGATAACACCTTCTTCTTGAAAGATCTTCCTGCAGGTCCACTTAGCTAGCTTATAAGTCTGACTACGCTCCATAGATCTGTACCACACCTTCACCTTTATACCAGACTTCTGTCCTTCTTTAGATAAGGCCCAGTCTACTGGATTAAGAACAAACGCATCATCAATGAAGCTAGTCTTACCTGAACCGGTTAGTCCACCTACTAAATAATACATAGACCGTCTAATACCTACATACCTATTTAGTCTGTCAAAACCCATTGGTATACCACCATTATTGCCAGCTAGACCCTTGTCTACCTCCTCTTTTAATAGTTTAAAGCTCATTCTCTTTGTTTTTTTTATCTTCTGTTAACTCTTTTATTTTCTGATCTCTTGCTCTCTTAAATGCACCTTTATCCCATATGTGATCTGGTATATATTGACCTTCTTTATTTGTCCTCTGCCAGTGGTATGTAGCTTGGAAATCAGTTGCAGGTATAAATTTAACCTTTTCTCCGTTTACTAGTATTGTCTTGTTTTTCTTTTTCATATTAAATATCTGTTGAGCCAGTTGGTTCTGCAGGTTGCTCTCCTTCTTGTTCTATCAGTTCTACATATGCTTCATATGTTCTTTGATTGAGATAAGTAAGACTGTTCTGCTGATATGTTATCCTGTTGCTTCCAGTAGTATAAGACATAGTTACTTTTTGCATTATCTCAAAGTCCAATGCTTTTATCAATTGATCAGATGTGTAATCACCTTCCATTAATATTGTATTGAATTTAATTTTACATGCTTGCTTATCTTTACGAAGAGCTCTAGTACCTTTAAAGGACTTACCTTTATAAGTGAAAGTATCAGTACCAGGATACAGCTTCCACCATTCTTCGAACGCTGTGGCTTTTGGTTTTCTCTTTACAAATTTATTATTAGTTTTATCTTCTCCTACAAACGCTAGGAGATCCTTACCTACTGTTGTAAGTTGGTGTTCATCTTTTGCTACTAGACCTTTTCTTATTAATGACTGATAGATAGCAGAGAGACGCATACTATTCTCATAGAGAGGTATAACGTCATACTCTGAGTCTATCAATTTTAGTAAATATATTATATCTAAGCTATAGCTTTTTTTGATGAGCTCTTCGAATTGTTGAGGCGTTATGTGTAGCTTCATCTCTTTTTGGTTTTATAACTTTAATAATTATAGGCTTCTTTTTCTTAGCCTGTTCTTCTTCCCACTGCTGGTACTCTAGTTCTGCTATGTACTGGCGTTCTGCAGCATACATGTTATCGTTGCATGCTGCATGTTCCCAGTCTTCGTTAATTAACTTAGACACCTGTTTTAAGCTTTGGCTTATTCTTAGATCCTTTTGGTCTACCTCTACCTCTTTTCTTCTTCTTTACTGGTACTACTACATCATTCTCATCCGGTGGATAAGTTGCATCTGGTCCAAAGAAAGCATATACTATACCTCCTGCTAATGCTAAAATCATTACTACGCTGATTACTGTTTTAATTTCCATTTTTATTTAATTTAATTGTTAATATTAATTTTTGATTCTTACTCCAAACTGTTCATGAAACCATGATAAACAATCTTTTGCTTTATTACTGTTAAACTTAAACACCTTTTTCAAGGTTTTAATTGCATATTTATTAAACTCTATACGCTGATCACTGGTCATGGTCCAGTTAAAATACCACTTGTCATCATCTAATGTATCTACTAATCGTTTACCGATCATGTCTAACTGTTTCTCCATTAAATGTCTCATGATATTACCTCTGTTAATCTCTGCCTTCTTTTTCATACAAATAAATTTAATTGATTAGGTGATACAACTGTCTTAACTCTTTTACCACCTGCCATTATTTTCTTTATTAACTTCTCTGCCTTAAATATGTAATACTCATAATTTACATTGTCCAGTACCTCTGGTTTATTAAGATAGTTACATACTGTGCAAATCCACTCACCTGCTTCAGCTTGTGAACGTTTAGCAGCTCTACTAGTTGATGCATCATTCCTCACCTTAAATATCTTCTCACCTGACTTAGATACATAGTATCGTATCAGTTTATTATATTTAGTAGTTTTGTTTGTTGTTCTATGGACTCCTTCAAAGTGAAAGTCTTTAGAAGACTTCTTTCTTATACAGAAATCAAATAGATTAGTATGCTGCTTTATAGTATCCCTAACTGGAATATTATTTACATAGTATTGCTCAAGAGCAATGGGTACAATCCTAGCAGACTTGTTCTTATGTAGTTCAAAGTCTGTAAGAAAATCTCCTTTCTTCTTGACATAACCATCAGGCATGATAGCTAAATAATCATTAACTGTTGAAAAGATTATCTTTGTGTAGTCTGTTCTTTCCAAAATATACTGTGTTAGCTCAGACCACTCTGCATTTAATTCATGCATCTTAGGTATTAGTTCTTTCTTAATTCTTATAGTAACACCGTCTGTGTTAGCAGAGATCACGTGAATGCCATTCATCTCATATAGTTCAATAAGCATCATTAAGCTAAGCTCACCAGTTATAGTAGTGAACATAGTTAACTGCCTATCATAGATCCATGAAAGCATGTCTGATGATTTACCATAGACAGAGTTTACTGCAAGTTTAAGAGCCCCAACAATACCTTTGGTTTTTCCATCCTTCTTTCCACTAGCTTTCAGTTCAAGTCTTTTCTCAAACATCTGCTTGTAACCAAATAGAAACTCTTTTCCTAAATGTGCAGGATACTTTGCATTGTTAATTATAATTGCAGGATAGTAACTAGCCACATCCCAGTCAATGATCTCATAGTCATCATCAGCTTCAAACACACTTGGTTTATTTTCGGTATGTAGTCCACCTCTCATAAAGGAATATACATTACCGTGATAATTAATGTGCTCTTTGAAGTCATCTTGAAGACCTAAGTTCATCTTTCTTATATTAATAAGGAACTTTTGCAGCTGTTCAGTTTTAAACTTAACATATGGTGCAATACAGTTCTTCATAGCAATAGTCTTTCTGAAGTAACCTTTTCTTGGAAGCTCTTTAATGTCCATATTCTTCTCATGACAGTAGTACTTCTTGATTATCTCATCACCTATCTTACTATCAGAGTAGTTAAGACATTGGATACCAAACTCTTCTTGTATATCTAGTCTCAATTGTATCTGATCGTTACCCTTATACAGTGGGTGATCTGTTTCCCCTATAGTTACTTTATAAAACTCATAGGTTGCATCAACATCATTAAAACAATACTGTAATGACATGTATACCTCTTCATTAGTCATGTTTGTCTTAGTGTGATGTATAGGCATCTCTTCAATGTTCTCAAGATCCATCTCAAACTCTAACCTCTTCAGACTTACACGCCTGTTCTTGTTATCATAGTGATGTATCTTAAATAAATCAAGCTGCTTTAACGATAGCTCCCACTCTCTATACTCTGGAAACACATCATAGTTAGCATCATGTATAACATCTTGAGCCTTTTGTGCTATCATTGCACATATCTCTAGACCGGTACCTTCATGCCACTGCTCATAGTTTCTTAGTACCCATTCTACTACTTGTGCATCAAATCGTAGGTTGTTATAACCTACCCAGTGTGCATCTTTGTGTATGTCTGTGTACTTTACAAACGCATCTAGTTGATTCTGCCACTTACTAACTGTAAAGCTCTTAGGTGTCTTCCCTGGTTCCATACATACAACTATGAAGCACTCCTGCATAGTTTCTATGTCATATATAATTATGTTCTCAATCATTTTATTAGTATTTGTATTAAATCGATTGTTGTGTATATGATAGAAAATAGTATATAGATTAGAAATATTCCCACTTTGTATCTAAATTTAATTTTCATTTGTTGTTCTTTTTATATACTCATCTTTATCTTCTGATGCATACCACTCATCCATATGTTCTTCAAAATGCATTCTGTAGTCAAATCCTCCACTGAATGTTTTATCACATCTACTACACTTAATGCTTGGTCTACTCATTTGGTTGGTTTTTATAGTCTTTATAGTCTAAATAGAATCCAATGCCTACAATTATATGCAAACCTATACTACTTGCTATTTCGTATAGGTCATGAAAGTTATGGATAGATAAATGGATGTGTCCAACTATCCAGAATGGTATAGCCAGCTGTTGACTTATCCATCTAATTAGAAAGGTTATAAACTTCATAAAGTTTGTGTGATTATATTACAAAAATAACAAATTTAAT